AATCACAATCAACTGATTAATAGGTAATTACTGTATTATTATATCATTTGGAACTAATGATAAGACATTTTTATAGAAATAATATGCTTTGTCATATAAATGATTTGGCGCATGCAAAACAAAAATATAATAGAAATGGTTATTATATATAAAACAAACGTTATGCAAAAGGGGTTGCACATATGGCTGTAAAAGTTAACACATTATTATCTCGAAAAGACCGGAAAATAAGCTCCATACATTTTGTTGTCAGAAAAAATGGTATGAGATATTATTATTATCCTGGTATATCCGTAGAAGTCAAAAACTGGATTGACGGAAACAAATTTTGCAAAGAAGGCAAGAAATATCCAGATGGAGCCATCATCAATGATCAACTAAGACAGTACATTCGTATTATTGAAGATGTATTTGCTCATTTTGATGTTAAGCTCATAGTACCGACCCAAGATCTATTTAAAGCAGAAGTAGATAGGCAGATTGATTCTCTCAATGAAGATGCCGGTGGAGTAAGCTATAATAAAAACTCTTTTGTTGAATATATTAAAGTACGTATTGAAAATGCCGATAAGACAAAGAATACATACAAGAATCTATGTTCTCTCGTAAAGCATATACAAGACTATGAATCAATTATAAATAAGAAGCTATCATTTAATGATATAGATTTATCTTTCTATAGTAATTTCAGAAATTATATGATAGAGAAAGTTTACCCTACCAAAAAGGGCAATAGGACGTATTCAAAAAATTACATTTCCGCTCTTTTCAGAATGATATCGACCTGCATGAATGAGACTTTGGGAGATAAACACAATAATAAATCTTATTCGGACAAAAGATTCAAAAAAGATTTTGAAGAAGTAGACTCGGTATATCTTACACTTGAGGAAGTACAAAGATTGTACGATCTTGAAATAACATCAGATTTGGTAAGATCGTTTTATCCGAACCTTAAACCAGGCGCCATTGTGAGAAAAACAAAATCATTAAATAAAGCTAGGCTGTTATTTTTATCCGGATGCTACACAGGCCTCAGAATATCTGACTATACTAGGAGCAAGGACTTTGACATATCCAATAATCTAATCAGAGTAAGAATGACGAAGGTAAACAAAACTGTAATAATACCTATCCATCACAATTTGCAAAGCCTTATTGACACAACAGATATTTTGTCAATAACAATGGACAAAACAGTCCTTAATCAAAAAGTAAAAGAACTTGGTTTGATAGCCGGCATAACAGAGGAAGTTAAAATAACTCGAACTGAAGGTGGCCGTCCTATTACCAAATCATTACCTAAAAATGAACTTATATGCTCCCATACCGCAAGAAGGTCTTTTGCTACCAACTTGTACATTTCTGGCGTAGACATCTACGTTATTAAAGATCTTTTAGGACATTCAAAAATAGAAACGACAATTCGATATCTCAGAATAACCAAAGAAGATAACGCAAAAAGAATTGCTAATCACCCTTTTTTTGGCATCAAAGAAGACACATCAAACGTCTCAACCGACACAATGTCTCATTAAAGTTGACCGGTTCGAAATCGAGTGAATCAACCAGGCGATCTACCTCTCTCCTGGCTGACTCTTTTTTTCTATAGCTTTTATTTTTATCTTTATTAGCCATCCATTGCCTCCATATAAAGCCATACTTTACCTTCTGGCGCATCGGCATCATTAAAGTAAAAGCTGACGGCATCTTCCACAATCCGTTTTTCTGCGTCAGGGCCGAACCATTCCACAAATTTAACTTCTTTGTCATGCCAATTTGCATTCAAGGCAACATAGACATCCCAAAGTGTTGCCGTAGAAGGTACAGATAAACCTTTTGCAGCGGTTGTTACCTGCTCTATATTCCAATGTTCCCCCTTTATGACCTCCCCTTTAGTATTTTTGTGATGCATGCCGGCAACATCTTCACGAGCAAAACACTCATTATAATGAGGACCACAAAACACTTCATGTAAATTACGTATGGCTTCGTCATATTTTTCGGGGTCTTTTTCCTTTAGACACTCCATCGCCTCGTCCAGTCCTCCTATGGCCTCCCACATCTTTTTTTCGGACACCATTCCCTTTGAGTGGTAATCCTTCATCAAATCTTTGTAACGCATGATCTTGTTCTTTAAATATTAATAAATCAAGCACTGGGAGCAGCTGGAAAGGTCGCGGAAATGGTCAAGGGAGTAGCCAAGCTTACACCATAAGCACGGTTACAACACTTAACATTTTCGGGCGTGACTTGAGTGACAAGAGGGGTAAGAGATATTGTAGGTACAACTCCAGCAGCCCCGATAAAAGCCACCTTGAATTGTTCGACCCACTGTTTGGTAACCGTTCTACAAGATCCTTTAGGGGTATAAGTCACAAGTACGGCAGCATTAACCGTAACTGTTGTTTGTGTATTAACCGTACTTTGCTCGACTACAGTAAAGTTTACTATACTGGTAGGCTGCACGCCATTGTCAGCACAATAAGCCTGACACAAATTTTCCACTACATTGGTCAAATACTGTTGACTAGTAGCAGCGATTGCAATTGGAGTTAATTGAATCATGATCGTATTATTAATTAATTATTATTTTTCCACATCACCACCTTGTGGAATAGGTTCTTCTGTTAACACTTCGTATGTGTTTGCTTTTTCTTCGACTGGGAGATTGTAACGCAATAGTGTTTTAAGCTCCTCTAAATCTTCTGGTTCAAATTCCACTTTTCCTTCAAAAAGCGAAAGACCACCATTTTTTATAGCGTCTTCTACTATTTTATGCGCCAACTCTGGAATGGAATCATCAGGTATACCCTGCAAATACTTGGCAAGCATAGGCTCTACAAGAGAAGAAGATAAACCGTCTATAAGTGGAGATATTTCTTTAGATAAACTCCACATAGGACTAACCCAACCTGTTGAACGCAGCTTTGCATCGATATTCGCCATAAAAGGTAATTGTCCTAATCTGCTACCAAGCAATCCTTGAATAGCAGGCTGTGCCCATTTATTGAGCACAGCCGCCAGTTTTTGAGCATTTGAAAACATAAGATACAACGTTAATTGTTACATCCACAACAACCTGTATCGCACACCTTACGCTGTGGAATTACCAATTCGCTGAGTGCAGCAAGTTCTGCAATCTGTTGTTTCATGCAACTAAGAGCTGCTGTGTTCGTACCATTATAAACAGCCTGGTTCAGGTTGATTGCATTCTGATCCTCTTTGTTTCTGTTGATGATTGTCAACAAACGGTCATAAACATCTGCAAGCTTTTGATCGGTATAGGTATTGGATTTAAGCAATGCTATCTCAGAGTCTTTTGCAGCAAGCTTGTCCATCATACCAGCTTCATATCGCGAAACGGGTCTGTCCTCAGAAGTAATAACTTCGACCGGACCGTTGTATCCTCCGTTTCTTCCACATCCGCCGCCCAAAATATTACCAGCATTCAACCCTAGAAAAGAAGCAATACCAGCGGATGCACCCACTGTATTATAATTGCCCTGTCCTTGACCTGTGACGTTGTACTCTTCGCCACTCATCCCTTTAATTCTCATATCATGATGTTTTATGGTTATGCCCGGGTAACCCGGACACTACAAACCTACAGGTAAGTGCATTGCTCTTAAAATATCTCCTTGCTATTCCCTTGCCAATTCTTTGCTAATCTCTTGCTGGTAATTTATTAGCGTCCAACTCCGGTTAAATCTGTCCGGAAAAGTATTTCTTATCCGATTAACAGCTTGCCGGGTAAGACCGGTTAATTCCGATATATGATTATCAGTATACCTTTTAGCTACAAGGTTTATGATTACCAAGCTTCTTGCATCTACAAACTTTTCTTTATTACATGAAAACATCATAACCGGATCTGTCTTACAGATAAGGCATGTAACTTCGACCAGTTTTTTATAAAATAATTCTACCCGCTCCATAAACATTTTTATTAGTTGTTTGTTTTATTAATGCCGGGCAATAAAAAAGCACGGCCAAAAGACTTTAGAGCCTCCCAGCCGTGCAACGCAAATTAAAACAACTTCCCGGTCCGTTTTAATTTTTGGTTTGGGGGGCTTTTATTTTACTTCCCAGCCCCAGAGGAAGGCTTATGAACAAAAAGCTATTTCTTTAATTTATAAATCATTTTACCAAACACTATCAGGATTGTTATTATAATGACCACAATAGCCCATCCACCATAATTTATCTTTGTTTGCTGCCACCAACCCAATTCCTTTTCAACCGGATATGGAACAGGTGTATTTTTTTCGACCAAAATTTCCTTTGATGGCAAAAATACCGTATCAGGAGCCGTCGTAGCTTTTGCTAGCAAGTTTCCTAAACTATCAATTTGAAACTGAAGTTGCATATTCTTACTTTTTTCAACGTCCAGCCATCGAAGCACAACTTTCCCGTTTTCGTCGCATTCAAACAAAGCACGTATATTTGCACTATCAACCGGACTTACAACCGGTATCAATATCTCTTTTTCGACTATTTTTGTATCTCCTTCAATCGGAATATACTTAATCCTTGTCTTACAGCCGACAAAGGACACACAAATCAATAGTAATATGACATGCCAGGCTTTCATAACAGATTCCATCCGGCTACAATATCCGACATAACAGCTTCTCTCCCATTTTCTACTTTAGACATGCCAGCTACTATCCGGATCATTTGTTCCCGATCGAAGCTGATCTGATCGTTGGCAGGAATACCGGCATAATCCGATACAGCCTTGATGTATGCATTCGTATTGTTTTCGTTTTCCGGTGCCCAGCGGCTGATCATCTTCCGGATCGTATCCAGCTTATAGTTCCGATAGTAGTTTGACAGGATCTTAAACATAGCCCGGTAACCGTGAGCCATCGTTTTAAACTGCTTAAAATCCTTGTCCCGGCTAGGGTTAATTTCACCCTGGAATACGTCACTGTTACGCCTGATATTTCCGGGATTATTATTTCTCAACCCTCTAGATAATTCATTTCTTCTCATCTTTTATATCGTTTATAGTTTTATTCATCTCTCCTCTTGGAGGTATTCTTCCTTCACAATGTCGGACATTACACCTGTTCCATTCCGCTTCTTTGTATAGCAATTCTAATTCATGGTATTTATGTATCCAATTCAATTTATCGGCCTGTTCTTTACGCAACTCTACATAGAGGGCATCTATTTTTAAATCTCGTTGGGTTATACGCTCTTCCAGCCAAACCACGTTATCTTTTTTTCGGCTTCCGAGCCATCTGAAAAACTCTAAGCCTCCAATAGATCCTAGTATGGTTGCCACAATTGTTGCTATACTATTAATGTCCATATCTTTATTAATATTTAAAGAACATCTAAGTTCTTGTTTTTCTAATTAAACCACCCTTTTATTGCTTCGAATCCCCCCCCTAAAGTCCCAACAATAGTTAAGATATCAGCTAATTCTACATTCATACTAATCTCCAATTTTTGTTATAATAGGACCTCGTCTAGGACGTATTTTGTGACCATTTCTACAATTATTATTTTGATTTATCTTGTAATTGATATACCGGATACAATCGTTCATAAATCCTTCCGCTACGGCAAATGCATCTTTATATTCTTCCTGTCTCTGTTTAATGTCTGCAAGCTGAGAGTATTCAGATTGATTATTAACATAGCCAATTCTAGACGCACTGCCAGATCCGTATTTAACTAATCTAGCATAAGCAAAATAATTTAATGCATTGATAAGTCCCGAAAAGATACGGCTTTGCCCATCAACCTCATATATGGCCCCGTTCAAAAGATCCTCATATACATCTTTTTTTTCATCAAGATTGCTTCTGTTGACATACTGCAACAAGTTGATATATAAATCATCACCAAGCGCATTCTTAATGTCAAGTTCTTGCGATTCTAAGATGCACGTAATAATTCTTTCGTCATCAACATGCATAGACACCATGCGAGTCGCAGTTTTAACATTCTGGACAGTTGTCAGTTGTTCTTTAAATTGATTTGACAGCATAAGTCAGCGGAATTAAAGAGTAATCATTTGTTGGATTGATATTCTCTGCAAAATGAGAAAAAATAGACTTAAAGCTCTGCTCAATGAGTATTCGTTCATCCGATGTCATGGCATTATAATAGTTAAAGGCATCACTGATAATATCATTGGAAAAGCCTAGCTTTCCATATCTGATTCTATAAAAAACATCCTGATTAAAGGCCGCATATATGGATTCAACAACGGTATCTTTCGTAACAGAAAAATCTTTGTCAAAATTTTTTGTTGGAAATTCGACAAATTGAGGCATTTCATCGCCATCATCCAACGCCACGCCAATTATGGCTAGAGCATTTGCGTCGGACTGAAACATTTTAAATTTCTCTATATCAAATCCATTTTGATACTCTTCGCCTTCAACCAGGTTACCATCTTTATCCTGGACCATAACCTTTTGTCCCTTTCGATAGACATACATGCCCATCGGGAGAAAGTTTTTACGGGTGTTACGATATCGAACATTTGCCAACCCTTCGTCTGTGCTGATATCAGCAATAGCACTATCGTAAATAGCGGATGGATATCTCATTACACCAGAGGTAGAAACATACAAAATCTGCCCTTGATAATTATCTATTCCTCCAGCGTTTTCTATTTGAGCAAATACGACCTCTCTCCTTGGATTAAAAACATCAATGTAATCAATTGTGTTTTTTGATGGGGCTTTATATCTCTTTTTTGCCTTTACACCGGTCCAATCCGGATGTACAGCTATTTTGGAGATATAGCCAAAATCATCATCCATACCAAGTCGGCAATTTTCAAAGGGAACATGTTCTACGCTTACGATTTCAGCTAAAACATTATAGTTTACATGTAAGGCGAACCCTCCAAAAGTAGCCAAATCGTCAGAACATAGACGAAGTAACATATCGCATGTTTGTCCCCTGAAATTAATTAAAGAACGATAAAACATACTATCTTTAAACCCGTTACCCCGAATGAATTTCGCATATTGTCTAGCACAACCTATCGCATTTGTAGATGTGGAAAGAATGAGAGAAACCACTTGGGGATAGTTATTACCATCTCCGTAAGCCTGGATATCCAAATTGGTGACTTCGGATACCGCAAACCGTCTTTTGGGCAAATTTACTTCGTCTATATTCATGTTTACTTACTTGCTTTTGATTGTTTATTTAATTTGGACTCCAGATACTTGTCGACTTCATCCTCCCAATCTTCCGGATAATCTTCAAAATGAACAATATTATTTTTGTCCCAAGACAAAAATTCAATAGCCAATTTATCCGTACAATTCTGGCGAACTAACATATTTCTGGACCCGAACCCCATTTGAAACACACAGCCGCGCTTTAATACATAATGTCGGCCGTTCATTCGCTCTTCAAATTCTTTGGGATTGCGCTTCTTGAACAATCGCAATTCGATGATTGCATCAAAATAGCAATTGCTACAAGAGCTGTCCAAGTCTTTAAACAAAACCTTTTTAGCAAGATCAGACAACGAACTTTTCTCTTCATTTGTTGCTTCTTTGTTCTTAAAACGCTGAAGCGTCTGTTCTGATAATAATTCATTTACATCCATTACAAAGATCCTCCTGCTGCTGTTTTTAAACTGTTAAACAATGTCTCAGTTGCTTCATAAGATGTTTTAAACAAGTATAGGCCAGATTTAGGTGATCTATTTTCTGTCAGAGTAACCGCCCATCCTCCTTCGGTATCTTCTCCATACTTATCATTTGACAGTTCTGTAGCGGTAAGCCCTTGATAAAATCCCATGATTTCAAAAGCACCTTCTTTGTTTTCTCCGGCCTTAAATTTATTTTCGAAAACAACAAGGAATGATCCATTGGCTAAGCCATCAATGATGTTTTCACACACATCGGGACCACCATTTAAAATAACGGCATGAAACTCATTGTTGAAAGTATTAATGTATGTACCAACATTAAGCGTTTTTGTTGTACCTGTATACGGCGTAGCTCCAGGAACATACATTGCATATCCTTTCTTTCCATTCTTTAGCCCCAAGTTTTCAATGATATTTCTTTTCCCCTCGGCAAACGTTACAGATGAAAAATCAATATCACTACGGTTGATGATGACAGCATTTGCCTCCAATCCCGTTACTGAAGGATTATCACAATCTCTGTCAATATCTTTACTTATTAATGATTCGCAATTTGGCATAATTGATAAATTTTAATGGGAGCGTTTATTCCGCTCCCTGATTATTAATAGGCTACATGTACCAAATCATCTTCTTTGATGAGAGTTCCGATCTTACCGGTAGAGTAGATATAATTTACTCTTTCTTTACGATCGAACCAAATATCCAAGTCGGATATGGCATCATTCCCAGGATAGCCGAGCAACAGATTGTCAGGAGACGTGTACACAGCCCTGTGCGGCAGATTGACAATCGTTCCGTTATCTTGGTATTTCTTATTAAATCGATCCCACAGAGATACGGAAATAATTTTGGTTCCATCCCATTCAGATACTTTTAAACCATCGAAAAGAACCTCCCATGGCATAATGCTGTTGTATGATTGTTTGGCATCCCAAGCCAAAGCATCAGCCAAAGATTTAGTACAAAAAATAGCAGCACCGGGTAAAGATTCAATGCGGCCATCTGCGTTCATTCGAATATCGTCGAATAGCTTTGTAGCTACACCTTTTGTAAACAATCCACTTTTCTGAGCAGCATAAGATGCGGCAGCATTAGCAGAAATACTTGTTTTTTGCCCAGGACTAGCTGTTGCGATAGCAAATAATCTTTTCCAGAAACCATCCGCCATTGTAAATAGCTTTATGTCGACTCCATCCGTTATAACTCCCGCACTACTTTCTGCTGTGACATTATTTGCATCTTTATCGCCATACCAAGCTATACGCCACAACATCTTCCGCATAGCTTCTTCAAGGGCCGGAAGGACAATATAATCCATATATTCGCCAGAAGTAAGATCTCCTATCTCTGTTCCGGCTTTCAAGGTGTATTCTGCGATTGAACCTTCAAGGTCTTCATAGCATAACTTTAAAGGGATATCCCAGTCACCGAGTTCCCACTGTTTTTCTGAAGCGTCAATTTTGTTGGTTTTGTAAGTAGGTTCACATCCCACGCCTTTCGTACCAACATCTTCCATGGCTCCAATAAAGCCGAGCCTCTGACCGTTAACAATATTACCGACAAATGTCAGTACATCTTCCAGCTTCTCATCCTGAAAAACGGTCATTTTGAGCAAATCACGCAAACTGGTGATAGCATGATTTGTAGGGGTCAATTTTGTAAAATCCAATTTAGGCATACTTTTTCTTATTTACTGTTAGACATTCTTTTCTTTCGAGCTTCCCTCTTTTCCGCCAGTTTCTGGTCAATAAGAGATACTCTTTCTCCTTTACCCACATTTTTTTCCGGATCTGTGGTAAAATCACGTTCGCGAGGAACATACGAACTACACATTGTCTTAAGCTTATTAAGCCCACCGACTGTTTTGACATAGTTCAACACAGCAAGATCTTCTTGTGTCTTCGCCTGGGGACGGAGAGTGGCTAATTCGGCTTCTAGCTCGGCTATACGAGCATTAGCTGCATCAAGTTCCGGATTCTCTTCTTCTGCACCTCTTATTTCAGTGATAATACCGTCTACTACCACAATCGTAGTTCCATCTGGCATTAAATGTTCGCCATCAGGAGAGGCCGAATCGCCAACTTGCGGATCTCCTTCTTCGCGTTCAACCGTTAGGGTTCCTCCGTCAGCGGTAGATAATTCCATATTGACGGGTTCGGGCTTTTTTTTAATTCCTAGAGCAATGCCTAACAACTCAAAAGCCTGCGCTACTGATACTTCTTTCCTTTTATTCATATGATTTGTATTAATGTGATCCCATTTACTTTGATCAAGCTTTGCGGATAATGGCAATTTTATTTCGGATATAAAACCAAGCTCTTTAGCCTGGTCCATGTCGATAAACTTGTCCTCGTTCATTAAGTTACGCAATGTATCCTCTTCGCTTCCGGTCCTTTCTACGTATAGATTAACAAGCCGGTTTGTTTCAGATTCCAGATCGCTTGCTATTTGTCGTAATGATTCTGCATCATATGCGTCAGCAAGCGTATAAGGGGGTATATAAGGATTATGGATTAAAAGATAAGAGTTTTGATAGGCGAATCGACGTTCTTTAGGAGCCGCCAGCAGAAGTACGGAGGCCATAGATGCGCATTTCCCTTCAATGATGGCCGTTATATCCTTTCCGGTGGATCTTAATTTGTCGTATATGGCCCATCCTTCCATGCATTCACCTCCCCGACAATTAATTCTAAGTTCTATTTCGTTATCATCTTCCGGTATACTGTCTACAAAGGCATCCACAGAGTCAAAAGATGTGCCATCCACACCGAGCCAGCACAAATTCATCTGTCGGGTTTCTTCGTTTACAATATCACTATGTATCTTTAATACTGCCATTTTATATCGTTTTGTGCAAAAATATATCATATTGTATAAACCTCATAGTATACATTGACGCAAAGCACTGCAAATAATTTGCAGTAAATAATAAAGGGCCACATCTATCACAGACACAGCCCTCCCATAAACCCAAAAACCAAACAAATAACCTAAATCACTCTTTCCATCTTCGCTATTACAGCATATACTTGCCTTTCGCTCATGTTATATTGATCTGATAGATATGATACAATGTATGTCTTTTTTAATCCATCATTTATAAGCCTCTTATATTCCAGATACACATCAATATTTTTGTAATCGGAGGTGTTTATATGTGCGTCTGAGAGCTTCTTTAATAACTCTCTATTAAAATTTATCAATTCATATATTTTCATAAAGAAGCATTGTTTTCTATCGTTTTTACTCTATTCTGCACCTGGGATATTTCGACAACGCTGACTACCGGAGATGGCATATCTTTCAACGCTTCAGTAAATGCTTGTTTTAATGCATCTTGATCAATACCGATTGTACCGGTAGAGCTTGGCAGGATCGGCACATTCGAAAACGGGACTCCTCCACCGGCTACATTAACAGCGCTAGCTATAGAGCGTAATAGCGGATTAGACATAGACCGTTTATTTATAATAGCTTCACCACCTTCTGCTTCAATATGAACACCGCCATTAGCATGCGAAGGGCCTGTTATTTCACCTCCATCGGCATATTTAGGTTCTTTTTCTTTTGCCACCAACTGCTTTGCCTTTGCGATGTTAGCCATAACTGAAGCAATGGTCGTTGCAATAGCCGCAATATTAGCTGGGAATGGTACAGATTGGGCAGCAGCAACACCTTTCGAAATAGCCTCTGCGGTACTCAATGCTATATTATATAAAGCCATCGTTTTTGAAAATGCGGCCAGCGCTTCATTGTCTTCTGCAAAAGTTTCAAGCATTGATGAAAAAGCATCTGTAACTGTAGACGCTGCCTCTATTTGCATATGCACAAATTCATTTTCAGCATTAATTTGAGCCTTTTTTGCGTCTGTTATCTTTTTCTGACTTTGCAGTACCGAATTTGTATATTCGGCATCTGATTTGAACATTGCAGCTTTTGTTGCCGCATCCATATTTATTAAAGCATCATATTCAGCCTGCGCTTGCTGGACTTTCAGATCATACTCCTGAGAAGATCCCTCTCTGACTTGTAATAACCTATTTTCCCATTCAAGCTTGAGCATTTCGACCTGTTTGTTATATTGATCTTTACGAAAAGCATCATTTTCATCTGCTACTTGCTTGTTATAAGCCGCATTTATATCAGACTCAGACTGTCGTAATTCCTCGGCAAGTTGTAAATTGGCAGCTAGTTCAGCTTGACGGTTCTGCTCGATCAGTTGGAGGCGTAATTGATGTTCTTGTTCAGATCCGGCCTTAACTGCATCTAACTGTAATTGGATGCGCTCCGTTTCTTTCTTAATCTGATCCTGTAATGATTGATCGCTCAACTCTTTCAGTTTTTTGGTACGCTGTTCTTCGAGAGAGATAATAGTATTATTTAAAGCTTCTTTAGCATCAGCCGTCAATTTTTTTTCTGTTTCCAGTTTTATTTTGATATCTGCTATTTGTCGATCATATTCGGTATTTATGGCTTGAGTCTGTTTTTCTATACCTTCTTTTACAAGAGCAAAAGCGGCATCCTCGGCTTGGCGGATGATATCAAGTTCTTTCTGCTTTTGCTTTTTCGCTTCTTCAGTCGCTTTTTTCACATTATCTAAACGTGATTTTTCAGTAGTAATAGATTGATTTCTTATCTCATTTTCCTTTGTTATCAATTCTTTTGTCCTGTCAGAATACTCTTTTCTTACTAGATATAGATTAGCTTCCATTTCTGCGAGTTTTTCATTAGCCTCTTTACTATTTTCATTATAAGAAGCTTCTTCCTGAGCAATACGAAATTGTTCTTCTGCAATTTTTAATCTGTTATCAAGTATTTCTTTCTCTTTAGCATTTGCTTCTTGAACAAATTTAAGCCTTTCTTCTGCTGTATATTTAACCCGATCTTCTGCCTTCTTTCGAAGTTCAGATGACTCATATTGAGCTTTTGCATTAGCTACTTCTAAAGCTCTAGTTTGTTTATCTAAAGCCGCTTTATCCTTAGCAAGTTGTATACTGGCCAACATAGCATCATTACTTTGCTTAAAATATTTGCCAATTACGGGAATCTTTTCACCTAATTTAGTTGCCTGGAATGCTAATGCCTCAAAACCCTCTGCGACATCCAATACCCATCCAGCTACAATCTGTAAGACGGCAACAATACCCTCAAATGTTCTTTTTAACGGGGCTAATACAGCATCTAAACGAGCGGATTGCTCCTCATTACCTCGCATTATTTTAATAAGACCGGTTAAAGCGGCTACTATACCTGCAATAACAGCAACAATCGGATTAGCAAATATTGCAGCATAAAGAGCTTTCCCAAAAGAAACAACAGATGAAGTGGCAACTTTCAAAGCTGATCCCAAATTCATGTTTCCATCCTTCATTGCAACAAGAGTTGCTACATATTTATTGTTGGCCCCTAATGCTGACGTTATGGCATTTTCATAATTACCAACTTGACGACGAAAATCACCAAGTTTTTTCTCTGCATCCCCAATGGTTGTACTAAGAGATAATATTTTCTCTTGCAATTCCCTGCCCTTAGCCGATTCTCTTTCTGTTTTGCTAAGATTTACATAGACTTTGTTTAATAGAGATAATTCAGATCGCATTGATTTCAAAGAACCTTCTTGATCTTGAATGCTTTTATTATTGTCTCTAACTTCTTTAGTTAACAAAGCGTTTTCTCTGCGTAAACTTTTTATTTCTTTCTCGTAATCTTGCCATTGTTTCTTACCTTCTTCGGTGGATTTATTAAGGAGAACTTGAGCTTCTCGCAACTCAGCAATATCCTCCTTATTTTCTTTGATGCGTTTTAACGCATCGTCATTCTTTACAATCACCTCTAGTATCACTTGTTCTGTATCTGCCGCCATAATCTATATAATTTATAATGACAAATATAGCAATAAAAATATCATATAGTATATTTTAGATTCATAATGATATACAATTGGAAAGATGTGAGCTATTCATGTTTTATTTACTCCAAAATGTTAAATAATCATTATTTAAGAGAAATAATTGTGGTATATTTGCCACAATTAAATATTAATCGTATCTTTGTAGTGTAATAATAAAACAAACGAATCATGAAACTGTATCACGCATCACCTATAGAAAACAAAGAAGATATATTAGAATATGGTATTTATTCTAATGAAAGTGAGAAAATATCAAACGATGAACGATTATCAGGTTCTTATGTTTTTGGCTTTAACAATATAGCTGATGCCATTAATTTCATAACCGATAACACTTCTGATTATGTTATATTTTCATTTGAAGTGCCAGATTATGATGTTATCCAGGATACAGAATATGAAGACGGATGTGCATTTGCAGTAGAGTATGACATTACTCCTGATAGATTAGTTCTTGAAAAAGAAGTATTTTAAAATATACAATCATGAAAACAAAAAATGAAGTAATTGATTTTGCAAAGTCTGAATTATCAAGTAATAATACATTAATAATTGCAACTTTGGGTAATGGCGGTTCCGGACTTGATCTTATGCAGAACCAAGATCAAGATTTTATCAACAACTTCATCGTTGAGTTAGAAGGGTATTCATTTGATGGTCTTGTTGATGCTTGCAATGATATCAGAAAATCCGAATACTACAATGAAGATTGCGAAGTATACCAATTTTCTGACAATAATTACAAATTACAAATTGTAGTTTTTTAATGGAAATATCAGACAATAGAAAAAGAATCGGTAATAAAATAGCCCAGCTACGAAAAGAAACTGGGCTATCTCAGGAAAAGCTCGCTGAAATGGCAGGTATAGACAGAACGAATGTCTCCAAAATGGAAAATGGGAGATATAATATCAGCATTGATTTACTTTCAAAAGTAGCATATGCTCTTAATACTGATATCGATCTTGTAAAAAGACCAAAGGAATAGTTCAAATCGTGAAAAAGGTGAGTGCACACATTGATACCGGCACTCACCTTTTTTGCGTTTTGAACTATATTTCACCATCTAACAACCTAAATATCAATACTATAATAGTTTTACCATAACCATAAAATCATTATTCCCGATTTTTTATTACTATATTTGCCCCATGGGACAGAAATACGTAATACACATCTATATCAAGGCCTCCAAGGAACATCGATTTTTTGGTTCAGTTGCTGCGGTCTGTGCTACCTACTCAAAGGAGCAGATCGGCATCCGAGCCGCAGCTTTGACAAATTATTTTTGCAAAACCAAAAACGCCCCATTCGAAAACGAATATTGCATAATCTACCGGGGAATCCTGGAAAGACATTCTTTATAAAATATGGCAATAGTTTTCTTATCATAATATTAATAATTCGCATCCCAAGCTGTTTTGAACTATTCCAGTTTGGCAATCTCCAGTTCCAATTGATTGATCTGGTCCCGGATAGATTGTCGTTCCTGATGCAAAGCATTAAGGTCATATTCACAATCTAACCCCAAAGCTGCATATTCTGTCGCTTTGATAATCTTATAATCAGAGGCTTGTAAGGATTCCATAAGCTTCTGTATATCTCGATTGAGATAGTATCGTTTTTCTATATTTTTATCCATATTTTACACTATTCCAATTGTTATTGTTCTTGATAATTTATTGCAAACGAAAACATTACCAGCTGTTTCCCTTCTTCCAATAGACACTCTATTTGACTCTCCATATATTTCAGAAAAAGCACTTCCGCCATAAATCAAATGAGAATTAGAAAATAAGTCTACAACAAAAAAGCCGACTGATCCTTCGTTCGGAAATGTTACAGTAAATGCTCTACAGAAACTATATTTCCCTAAATCATATTCCTCCCCTTCTTTAAGTGTTATTTGCCAAATACCATTATAGGGGATAAGGTCTTTGCTCATCAACCCATTGGCATCTTTCGTTGCATTAGGTATTTTACTTGTAAGCAATTCTACAAACCGCGCTACCGTCATATTCTCTCCCGGTTCTCCTTCTTTAGGATTAACTAATGTCACATACCAATCATTCGGTAATGAGTCCGTTTTTGTCTTCAACCCGTTTAAACTTACATCTGTCATAATATTTCAATTTATTTGTTAATACTATTTTGATTCACTTTTTTATCTTAATGAGTTAATTCGTAATAATTATCACAATACCAATTAACAGCTTCGTTATCTTTACCTACAGCTATTAAACGACATATTTTACCAGGTTTAACATTGATAGACGTTTTATATTCATCATAAGTTTCTCCGGTATTCCATATTTTGCCATTATTAGTAAGACTTACTACTACATTCCAGGATAATTTAGAAATAGTCGGAGGATTCGCTATTTGAAAATTAGTCCCATTATATTTAGAATCTACAGGTAATTTGATATTTGTCGTACTACCTATATTCATAGCTATAATATTAAAGTTCTTTGTAACGTTTATGGTTTGCCCATTAACTAGCTCCTCCCAGACGAATGGTGTACCTATCGACCCTTTAAAAATACCATTATGAGCAATTATTTCTCCTGTTTTACCGTCTAACAAGAGGTTAGGTTCTCCGGTAGATGGATCAACATCTTGGCTCTGCATCTTTTTGTTTTTAAACAAAAACTCCGCTATGTTAGCCCCATCGATCAGGGCTGTATCCATCGCAACAAATATCTGTTTATTTGCCACCTCCCAGTTTGCATCTCCGTCTTGAGATGTCGGAGGTACAGTTACTCCCTTCCCTGGGCTATAATTACGTACCTGGAAGACATAGACAACATTGTTAAAACCATATAATACAATGTCTCTGTATTGTTCATCCCAAAAGTATGGAGCTTTGTTTTGATCATAAAAGCCACAGGATCTAGGCATGGATCCAGTAGCTCCACGCTCTCCATCCAGACCGTCACGGACAACAGATACTCCAACTTCATCTACATAATTAGAGTTCCAGGCTTGAGCATCTGATTGTTTTTCATACATCCGGATTGAGTAAGCTTTTATCCCGGCGATTACGGTTACATTAATAGACGACCCTTTAACAGGGGCTACATGTTGTTCCCAGGCCGATGTACCTGTGACCGATTTACGGCAGGCCAGATAAAATCTATCAGAAGCTTGTACTGTTCCCGTACCGGTCTGCTGTTTGGCCAAAACGGTAAAAGCCGCCGGTGTAGGATTTCCGACTGTATTAAATACAATGTTAGTTACTGGAGATACCAGCCAGTAGGCCGTAGCATCATTACCGGGTTTACCATCTTCGGCCGAATACTGTACTGGGTCACTCCAAGTACCAGCGGCATCCGATATCGCTTTTTTTGTAGACTTCCACCGGGCACCAGTCATGATCGTTTGACTCCAACCTAAACTATTCCCTGTTAAAATCGGACGGGGCGGTTTGCTTATGCTTGTATGATAAGTCGTAAACTCTTGCTCGACCGGCTCGATAACCGTAGGAGGGATAAAGATATCCCAGTATTCCGAATTAATAGTTTCAGGTGTAAGAGGCTTGTATAGTAAATAGCTACCACCGGTCTTTAGGTATTTACCCCCTGTCGACAGAAATGGTACAGGAGTCTGCCCTGTATTTTTCTTTTTACAAAATATCTTACCTCCATTAAATGAGACTAAATCACGTTGGTTGTATTCCCTGTATGGACTATAAGGCTCTGTTATATAGTTTAACCCAGCTTCACCAGGATCACCTTCTATTTTGCTCCATTTGTAGTCAGAAGGATTATTCGACTCTGTTTCAGTTTCCTTGTTGTAAGCCAGGCCTACATACTTCTTGCCATCAGGATTGTTAGACATGCCATTCCCCTGCGCATCATCGGCATAACGTACCCAAGTATATAAAGTCTTTCCATCTTCTCCCGGTTTACCCGGAACACCTTCCCCTTCAATCAAAGACCAATTATAATCGTTCGGATCGTTCGATTCGGTAGGCGATGTTTGGTTTACAGCCAACCCCATATATTTCTTTCCGGCAGGCAAATCAGACATGCCATTCCCCTGCGCATCATCCGCGTATTTCAACCAGGTATAATATTGTATCCCGTCATCCCCTTTAGGACCAGGAAGACCAGGAGAACCGGGTAGGCCATCTTCAGATAATAACTGCCAGGGGTGATTAGGATCTCCGGTATATAGTCTTTTACCTCCAGTGGTAAGGTATTTGCCACCTGTGGTAAGATAGCCGCCCGGATACTTTCGCGGCTTTACACCTTGATTATCCCTGTTAGCTATATAAGAGGCTCCATCACTTCGAACTATGTTACCTTTTACATAAGATCGATTGGGATCCCATTCGCCGACAGCTTCGGCACTGGTTCCGTCTTTTCCGTCTTCTCCCTTTGAAACGCGTTTGAACCAATCTGGATTACCGTCAGCCGGTTCCGATGTTGTTCCATCCGGATTAACGCATAACCAGGATGATCCATTATAGGTTACTTCATCGTAATAGGCATATTCACCTTGTGTCCAAGCTCCCTTGAAAAATGGAACTCTCTCAACGGATGTACCATCAGCCGACATCTGGTTGATCACACCGGTCATGTAGATATTATTCAAAAAGATAGAGTATCCGGTCATGTTATATCCATGTACCGACAGATTGGTTAGATCACCAAACTGAGCAGCTATCTGACGTTTTTCAAACTCCCAACCGTCTACATGATAGAGATAACGCGTGTAGGTTCGGGTTGCATAATTTGATGTCTGACGGTCTTTATTGGTAAAGTTACCATAAGCGACAAAGTGCATCGCTTCGCATGGGTGGAACTCATGAGGATAACTAGCTGAAGAAGGACGAAGCTGATATTTAAACGTCTTGTTATCTTTGTCTAATATCTCTGTTACAGTAAAATAGGCTGTAAAAAAACCGGCAAAGGTGAACACGCCTTTACTATCATCTTTATCCTCCGTCGCGTTTTCCGAAGATGTAAGAGAATGGAATATACCCATACAAATATCGCCTACTGCAACCGCACCAAACTCTCCGTCTTCCAGCTTCAGCCGGGCAATCCTGCTGGCTGTATCTACGGACTCAATAATCCCTCCACCGGGCGCATTCCAGCTAATACCAGTAAAGACTTCTGCCCGATTAAATCTTAGTTCAGGCATTTCCAAGAATCGACGTATAATAAGAGACTCCAACTCTCCATTACCAAAAGCGTCAATCATACCTCCCTTACCGGTCAGGATGCCAGGGATAAACTCTCCGAATTCTGCACCCTCCAAAAATTTCAGGAGCTTTTCGGCCACATCTGGAGCGTCCTTACGAAGGAAATGAGCTAAGGCAGCCAACGCAGAGAAGACATTTTTTTCAGTAGCACTCTCTATTGAATCTTTCGATTGCAAAATAGAAACATTTCCAGCTATTTCTCCGACTGGAATTTTTAATGCGGGACCAGAACCTTTATCTATAGCAACAAATGTTTTTGATACATCCAATGACTCCGGAGCATCGTCAAGTTCTCTAATCATCTTGCCATTATCTGGTTCAGATCCGGTTCGATTATATAAAGCGACTTTATCTAAATCAAATTTTATTGGACTATCATATTTTTCCAATAAAACACCTGATAATGATGTGCTAGATAGCTCTACCCCATCTATCAAAGCCAATTCTATATTAGCCAGTCCATTCTCCGAATAGTTATTTATGGAAAGGACCATGTAATAGTTTCCTTCCGCATAAACAGGTTGGCTAAATGACATATTAGGGAAAAAGGTTGGCGATAATAAGCATTTTCTATAAGATATTCTAGGGCTATTAGCAAACACACCTAGATATCCTCCCCAATATTGTTGTGCTAAATTCTCATATTTCAACGGATCAAATGTGAATGACAGAAAATCCACAGTTTTCATATCAGCATCCATCCATTTACCCCAAACTTCCAAAGGTTCTATTCCATCTTCCAACAAAAGACGGCATTTAGATGTCTTATTTAAGACATAATCAACCTTTCCGTCCTCTATCTTACGAGTATATAAGGGTATATTATTATCAGTAGCAGCATAAGGAGATTGATACACTGTAGTCTCCTGTTTTTCATATGTGTTCGCAACAAACGTATATGAGCCAAATGATTTATCAACTAAATCATCTTCCGCATATTTCAAAACATTCTTTTTTGTTAATCCATAAGAGTATTCTAGTTTATCCTCTTTTTTATCAACAAGCATTTTCGAAATATCAACTGCTTCAGACTTATTTGATATGACATCATTAACATTGAAAAATACCAGCGAATCGCTCTGAGGCTCCACCATCAGCCCAAATACTCCCATAACAGACTTAATAAACTCCATAATGGATATATCAGGCAAATTTTCACGAATAGGATAATCTAACAAAAAAGCTGTTTGGGAGTAATCTTTTTCGTTTTCAGGAGCAAATGAGACTGTCAAGTTAACTTCATATGTAAAGTCTCCTTTGTTAGATGAATCATATATACCAAAACATATTTTACCATCTGGTATTTCAACATAATCGTCTATTTCATGTATTAAAGCTGGTATAAGAGATGTTTGATAAATGTCAAATTCTGGGGTTTCTCCATCTTTAAATTCAGAAGATAAATTATATATTCCAAATTTCCACCCAATAGGGACAGGGGTGCTAACCTTGATTGAGCCTTTTATTTTATATCTTCCACCCAATGGTATGTCTATAAAGGTTCGCGGCAATGAACGCCATATGAGATCATATAACTTGTTTGATGTTTCGGCTTTAAGATAATCCATTTCTGGCAATATATCATAATCACCGCGTGCAATTATCTGTTCTTTGGTCGTTATCCCGTTTAATTTAAAGGCTAAGTTTTTTGCTATTTGCTCATTCCCATTGGTTGTCGGCAACATTAACCACATCCTTTCAATAACTGAACGATAGGCACTGTTCATTGTGAATGATTGTCCAATAATCAAATCAAACAATGTTGATACTTTAATTGCTGGTCGTAAATGCTCAGGATACTGCCTTTGCATTCCATCCAACTTTGGGACCCATTTAACAAAGTCTGTTTCGGTTACACTATAGTCCCAAGGGATTAGGTTACCGTTTGGCATTATAGTCCCTAAATCAATATCTTTAAGCTTATAATCGTTTAAATCTATCAATCGTTTATTGTTGCCAAATTTGACCAAAACCTCAATTGTCTTACTGGCAGACTTAACAACAGCAACACCATCATCAAACAGAGTAATGCCATCCCTGATTACTTTTGCAGCGTGTTCTATATGTGGAAAATCACTTTCTACATTTACCTCTGTAGAAAAACCTAAAATCTGAACATTATGTGATGTTTTTGGCAACTGAATAGTATAAGAATATCCTGACAATATTGTAGACATATCGGCCGGCTTACTTACTGCGCGATTCAATACTATGCCCGATCCCCCCTCTGGCAAGTCAACTTCTATACCGTCTATGTAAAGCTTATCTTTCATTAGGCAATACAATTGTTATGTCAAAATCCTGCAATGCGGCTTTTGTTCTTTTATGTTCTTTTACTTCGACCTCCACGTTATACCACCCGTCAGAAACAGCAACCTGCACAATGGCGCTTTCCTGTATAGCAGTAAGACTATCAAATGTTTCCCGGTTCACCATAGCAGCAAACAGGGTTATTCTATTTATTTGATCAAACGACAACTTATAAGTCAAACCGCCAACATCAGCAGACTGGATGTTTTCCAATTTACGAGTATCTTCATGTATACAAAATTCATACGACTCCAAGCTCCCGTTACGGCTAATCCAACGTAATGTAATATGCGATCCATCTCCTGAAAAATTGATAACTTTATTACTCCCATAAACAACCTCAAAGACTCCGGACCCAATAGTTGATCCTGATTGTCCTACAGACCAAGATACATTTTTTCTCACTGTACCTTCCGATAATGCATCTATGGTAAATAAAGATTTTAGCAGTCCCGATGCATCAAATATTGCCGTATTCGAAATAGCGGATACTTTTGTTTTTACGCCTTCAATCGTGATGTCGTATTCTCCTCCCCCATTCATTGTAAAAATGACCGGATCAAAGACGTATTGCGTATCTGCTGGAGCATTTACTGTTGCCATATTACTTATTCAATTTAATAGAATTAACAACTTCTGCTTTCATCATAATCCCCAAGCGATTCTTTATACTGGATATAGTCTTAGGTATTTCCTTGCTATAAATATCAGAATCCCCACCATTCCGGTAAAGCTTGGTTCCTTCATTTGCTATCTTTGTAGCAATTGCACCAGATAAGCTCATTAATCCTCTTTCCTTTGGGGTGTATATCGGGTGCCATTTTTCAGACTCTTTTCTTTTGTATGGTATTTCTTTAATGGACAACCCCTTATCGATTACCCACTGCTTAATAATGCCATAAAAACCTTGTGGCACATTACCGGGCCCTCGCCCAGTTTCTAGGGTCCCAAAAGCCTTGCGACCAAATAAGGTAATGCTTTTGTCTCCCTTGTCTATATGCATGCTTTCAATAGTGCGACCAGAAGCATTTCGCCCTTTCTTTACAATATTATCTGCAATCCTGGTTTGCAGATCCTGTAATTCTTCAAACACTATTTGCTTCGCGTCATTCATACTCTTTCCTCACAAATACCTTTAACTTCTTTTAATGTTACTTCAAAAGCTATCCCGGAAACATTCGAATTTAATTCGCTGTATATGGTCTTGTAAGCTAATACGCCACTTAGCATCTCAAAATATCCTGTAGCATTTAACTTGACAATATACTGCATTGCAAGACGCTTCATGCGATCTACCACATTATCGTTATCTACTCCATCCCCGTCCAAAACCACTTTATCCAAAAAGGCTAACATGCCATTTTGACTGTCCTTAATAAAACCTGATTTGAAATTAAGGGAACCGGAAGTTGGTAAGATATAAGTTACTGCCGGCAAAGGAGTTTTGTCGATCTCTATATTAGCTGTAGTCCAATCTTGAAAAACAAAAGATACTCCAAGACTTTCAGCTACCTCTCTAAGTTTATCCTGATACGTCATTTTTGTTTACTTATTATTTTGTTCAACTTCTTTTGATACATCATGTTGTCAAAGTCAATCTTTAACATGGCGAACACTCGCTTTTCAGGCAACAAAAACACGTCATCGTGCCGTATCCCTATTCTGCGAGCAATCGTGTCCACAATGCCAAACACTCCATGATTTACCTGGTTATATCCCGCCTTTATTTCCTCAGAAGTAGGTTCGTATTTAAAAGACTTCTGATCACGTATAGCCAACCGTTCTAATTCTAGATAAATAGATTTTCCGAAATTGTAGACTTCTAACAGAGATTTACACATTACCTGATCCTCTGTTAGATTATATAGTACCTTCTGAGGAATAAAAAGAAGATCTTGTAATGTTTTTATTTCCGACAAATCGATGCGTTGGCCATAAGTTATCTCAGGTATTTCTACCTTGACAAACGACGCATCAAGTTGATCTTGAAAATCTATATTTTTTAAGATCAAAATCGCATCTCCTATCGTTGTCTTATTCGTTATCTTCATTACCAATTATATACAGCATTACCCTTTGGCTTACGTACTTGTAGCTTATTAAGCCCAACATAACGCACGGCATCAAGGGCATGGTTAAACATATCTATCGGTGTATTAGTAGGTTTATCGTTCTTATCCACTTTCCACCTATATTTCATAATTTCATCACGTATATTAGCACTCCTACGAGTTATATTTATTTTGTACCTTTTTAAGATATCAATACCGGAACTAACGCTATCCGGTCCTTTCATGGCAGCTTCAACCTTAAAACCATATGCTTGCAATTCGGCTATGCTTTTTGGTTCCGCACTATCTGCAACAATTTCATATGCGCGCGTTATTCCTTGCGCAGATGCTTCACGAGCAATATCACTATTTAGCATACCTTTTTCATAGATCAATTCATCGAGCCACAATTCTCCGGAGGATAAACGAACATCTATCATCGCAGTAGGATCATTGACAAAACCAAAATCCAAGCCTATCCAACGACGTTTATAAATCTTTGGCATCTCTTCTACAATATTCCAATTAGGATAAACTAATCCTTGTAGTTTACCGGTCTTGCCTCTAGCGTACACTTTGAAAAACTCTGGATCATCTATTGCTTCAATTTTTGCATGTTCTTCATCGCTAAGAAATGGATTATGGCGATGGTCCGATATAATCAGCAAAACATCCGAGCGACCAATCAATTCTTCATGGACCCAAAAACGAGATGTAGGATTATAATCTATAAATATCTTTTTGCGAGTACGAATAGCAAGTTGGCGATATATAGCATAAGATATACCATTGGCTTCATTCACGAATAAATAATCACGTTTACCTGATTTTGCGTCCTGTTCATCTTGATAGCTTGTAAATTCAATCACAGAACCATTAATACATGTAAATATGCGATCACTCTCGTTCGGTTTGGAAAACCACTTTTGTAAATCAGCCGATTTTTGATATATTGTTTTAGCATCACGATAAGCCCCTTTCTTTAAATTGGGAACATCTTGTCCTACTACAGTTATAACCTGCATGCTTGTCATCATTGCCAATGTAAACAGTAGTTGCATAATCGAATATGTCTTTCCACTACTTGTTCCACCCTGGTTTACAATAATGCTTTCCTTTGCCTCCAGATTGGCCTGATATATGACAGATGTCTCAAACATAACTAATCGGGTATTTCATTTTCACTGTTGGACAAAGGGATTGGGCTACTAACTACTCTTAATGTTATGTTAGCATTCATCTCCCCAGTATTATTTACCTCTTGTTTATCCGCCAGTCCTAGTTTTCGCGAAATAATGTTTGCATTAAAAGCGCCCACAATAGCTCCTTCCAACTGCTGCGTCTCTATCACTTGTTCTATGCTGGAAATGACCGAGGAAAAATCTTTATGATCTTCTGTGTTAAATTGCCGGAAATATGTTTCGGTACAACCTAAATAATAACATAAACCAGATAAAGTATAAGGTCTAGATGTTGGCACATCAATGATCTCCCCTGTACTCTTACCACTTTTAATAGCCTCTTTTTTCTGCCAAGGATGCTTATCGCACCATTGAAAATATTCACATGCAGCCTCCCATAACAAATCAGGCGTAGCAAACAACAGGTTACGCCCATGTTTACTACGCAATTTCCAAAATTGATTGTTTTTAGGTGCTGCCATTATTATCTATGTTTTGCACAAAGATATAAATAAATATCATATTGAATATAAAATATAACATATGATATTTTCTAAAAGAATATATTTTTATTTAATAACTAGTGATAGTTTACAGAGCCGTTTGGGAGTCAGCCGAACGGCTCTGCTGTTCTTTTTATCATTACGTTTGGATCAACGAGATGGTTCATTCTTTTCTTACAGGAGGCTTTATTGCCTTATATCTCTTATGAGACTCCGGAATACGAGCACATCTGATACAATACACTATTCCTCCACAGGTTCTATAAGAGTGACCAAATATTTTACATAATAGATTCATATTTTTCGTGATTTGAGCTATTTCAGTCGTTCGGTTTTTCCAAACAACCACTATCAGGTTCCTGATCCAAGCAAACGATAAAATGCTTCAAGGCTTCTTTAGCTGTCGGGCAGTCCGGTGATTCGAAATAAATCATCGCTTCATTAAAGGCTTCGATAGCCTTTTCTTTTATCACTCCCTTGATGATTGTAGTACCGTCCGCTCCTTGTTCTCCAGGAGGATCGGGATGGCCTAATTGCTGTAGTTGCCATTGGGCACCGGCTATAAAAGCATCATGGCAATATTTTTGACTATAATCAGATCCTCTTTTCCAAGGAAAAGATTCAACATATTCTTTAACAGCTTCTTTAAGTTTACTCATGCTTTATTTATCTTTATCTGATTATTAATTTTCATGTCTTCCGCATTTGCTCACCTTATAAATGAGGCGAGCAAACGTTTAGCCTTCTTCGCAATCCGGTATTGGCATCCAATGCGTTACTTCTCCAAAAACCTTATAGGCTTCTTCTCCGTAAATTATAAACCCGCTACTATAACCATGATAATATGCTGTAGCTTTTCCTCCATATTCGCCTCTTACCAAGACGATATTTTGATCGTATGGCAACCTTTCCTTTACGCTTATCCAGGGGGATTGTTTAGTTCCGTCTACAAAACCTTTCGCATATACCTGTCGAAGAAATACTTCGATTGTTGCTGGCTGGTTTATCCGATTAGCCAATTGGCTTGCTATATCTTTTAACTTCATAACTTTTTTCTTTATCTTGTTATCATAATGCTTCTTTTCCCAAATACAAGCACTTTCAGTAACGCTAGTATAACTTTTATCAAATCTTTTTTAGTCATTATGGATACATCACCAGTATTAATTATCGAACAAGGAGCAATTTCTTTGGTCACTATTTTATAATAACCAGATAGATTCTTGAATACCAATATTTTACTTTCAAATCTTTTCATTTCTTTCTAGTTGTTAATCAAACATATTAAAATATCTCCTAAAAGTATCCAGTGGTGTGTAGTCTACGTATGTAGTTCCATCCCAATGATTATTCCACCGATTATCACATCTATTAAAATCGCTCCATTTTTCAACCTGGAAACACCAAAGGAATCTAACAAAAGCATAGAGAATATAGCATATTGCATTAAGCAATACAGATATAAGACATATTATAACCCACAACGCAGTATGTATTCTTAAATACTTCATACCTTTTTAGTTATACGTTAAACATTACCCCATTCTCGTAAAGCCTGCTCAACCAAGCTTATCTCTTCAGGTGGAACCTTTTTCCTGTCAGGATACTTTAACCGTCCAATAGTTCTAAATCTCGGACCGCGTATAGTGGTGTATGCTTCATAAAGCAATCCATCTTCTATTTTATAGTAGGCGTGATTGTAACTTTTGTATATCATGACTCACTTGTTTTTATTTTTGATTACCTTGTTTATTGCTTCCCAAGTCATTTCTTCTCCTTTTTTCAAGCCGTCAGAATACCCTTTCGTATGTTCCCCTATATTGAAAATCATGACACCAATTATGACGAGAAAAAGACCTAACGATCTATGCCAAAATGGAAAATGGAAACTAAACGGCTTAAAGCTGATTGATATGTTTCCGACGAACAATAGCCAGATAATCATTATGACTATTGATATGATTAATCCTATTTCTATTCCTTTCATGTTCAGTTCTTATTAGTTTTTAGGTAAATAATCTGTGAGATAAGCCAACGAAACCCACAGCTCAGGTTCAATACTATTCTTTGTATTCTCGCTGAAAGCTGGATTGTCATCGCATTCAAAATGAGATATTGCCATGTAACAATCTTGATGTGACCACCAATGAGCCGAAGTGAAATCATCTTCCCCGTCCCAAAATCCGATTCTTATTCCTTTAGGATTAAAATCGTCATCCACCCAATCAGGATGATAGGCCAACACCTCTTCTCCTATGGGAGGCTTTTCTTGTTTATACTTTTTCCAATTCATATCTTTTTAGTTGTTAATCAATATTTTAATTCAGTCCAATGAATAATATATCCTTTAAATTGTTCCTGAAAATAAAGCCAAAAGGCTATGAGGGATGGAAAGCCATCGTTCCATGCAAGTTGCTGCATTTCTTCTATATTCAACAATCTCCCTTCGATCCAGACTTTTCCGTCATTAATACATTCGGCTCCAGGCTTTATTTCGATATTCTGTGTACAAAGGCAAACATTTTCTAACACACATTCTCGTTTATCGCGTTGATAAGGATAAATGATATGTTTCAATATTGTGCCTGTCGCTATTGTTTTCGCTCGGATGGTATGCTTTTTCGTCCCATCACGCAGGACTGGAGCAAATTCTTTTTTATAATGGTAGTTCATACCTTTTGTAGTTAGTTTATTTATCTCTTAAAATTAGCATGTTGTATATTTCATTCACCTCTTCCTTTGTTAAAAATCTGTATAATCTATCAGATATTGCTTTCCATCGTCTTTTTGTTTCAATGTGATACTCGTATTCTTGTTTTGAATCATAAAGCACATATTTTGAAGAATATGGTGTATTAATATGAACTTTCGTTTTTATATCAAATTTTATATCTTGATATCTGTAATTCACGTAAAAAAATTTCTTTCCAACCTTTGATACAAAAACTTCTTTATCGTTTCCTTTATCTCTTCTGTCTATGTTGACTAGGTAAAAGGTTCTACCTACTTGTATATTATCTGTCATAGCTCATATGTTTTTAAATATTGAATTATATTACATCTCTATAATTTTCTGGCTCCCAGTTGTCTGTATTGCAAACAAAACAATATCCTGTGTTAGGGTTTGCCTCGTGTGAGTGCGATCCGCATGTTTCACACCAGTAACGCTCATCAATATCTGGCTCAAGGTCTTTATTTTCTTCTTTTGTCTTTTGTATTCGCTCTTCGAGAATATCAGCTAAAGTCGGATTGTCGAACGCCCTACCATCATGCCTTAATATGATTTCATCCAAGCCGTTATACCCATATCCATCCCAGCATATTTTATATGCTACACTATCTTTCGCTTCTTGATCTAAACCAGGAACTATTTCATCTAATATACCAATAACAGCCTTCATGTATATCCTCTGTGCCTCAGATACCATTTGGCTTAACTTCTCTATCTTTTTCATATTCTGTTTTTAATTTCTTGTTTTAAAACATCCATATTATCATTAATATATTCTTTCACCTCTACGTTGCATTTATTGTTATCATAAAGCCACATAAGGTAAGATGCCGGTACGTTAGCCATTTTTTCTCCTTTGTATTTTCCAAACGGCATTGGAGATTCATCATCTAATTTCATTTTAATTTCTTTTTCTAATATATATAATTTGTATCCATCATCTCTTTCAAAAATAGCAATCCAATGAGTTCTTTTATTTAAGAACCTAGTAAGAACCTGAACATCCTTAGCCCATACAGCAAAGTATTTCGTTTCATTCATAACTATTCTTCGGTTATGTAACCAGATTCAAAATATTCTGTGTCATCCGCACCGGCATCATTGATATTTCCTGCATCTAGGAATTTTAAACTGTGTTGGTAATCGCTGCCAGTGGCTAAATGTAGGGGTTGTGCATGTTGCATATCTTTTGTTTTATAGACACATAGCATATTACTTTTTGCAAGAACAGTACAGCCACTTTTACGCAGCTTTTTAATTCGATCGGCTATCTCTTTCGCTAACTTCTCTTGATTGGCAGTAAACTGCCCGGTTTCACTGTATTTCATAATTCACTATTTTTTAAATTGTTAGCTATTTCTTTTTTCCATTCTATTGCTACTTTTTGCATCTCGTCAAGTATGTTTTCAGCAAACACATGCCAATCTTCTTGACGTGTTTTAGTATCAAATAGAGGAACAGGGGAATCATTCAAATAAAAATCAATCCACGAATACCCCTTTACACTATCGTATTTACATTTCCTATACCGGAGTATAGGGCTAAGTTCTCCGGAGATATAAGCCTCTTTATCTTTTTCGAGTGCTTTTATTAATAATTCCTTTCTTTTACTCATGATTATTTAATTGTTAGCTAATTACTACATACCGTTTATCTTTCGTCTGCGAAGCATCATCAACCTCTACTTGGTTTATGTCCCCTGAATCCATCAAGACTGTGGCGTTAGGATTATTTCTTCCAATACGCCTATAAGTTCTTCTACTGTCATAACTCGTTATTTTTTAGTTGTTAGTTTCTTTAACTTCTTATTGTCAAGAGCTTTAAAAGCTATCCCTCTATTTAGACAGGGTGGTGTATTTTCATCAGCAATGCAATATCCTCCAACCCACAAATCACAATAATTACAGGCTACTCTTCCAACAGGTTTATTTATTACTACAAATGGGACATCTTTCCATTCAAAAGTATCTCCTGGTTGTTTATCTAGCATAGCTCGTTATTTTTTAGTTGTTAGTTATTTTCCACTATAATATTCTCTATTCTTTCATGCTTAGGATTAAAGCCTTTTCCTATAAGACCCATACATACTGCCCTATAAGACCAAATCCCAAAATGCCAACGAAACTTTAATGTTTCAAGGACTCCTTTTTTCTCTGGCTTCCAATTAATAAGAGCTTCAATGTCTCCGACTTTCGGGTCCGGAGGAAAAACATATAAATGGAAGCCTATAACAAACCATTTAATTTTATTCATATTATTCATAATTTTCGTGATTTGAGCTATTCTAAGCTTAAAACTTGGTCTACTGTGTATTCTTCATGACCAATGTCATCAAAGGCACATTTGTGATAAACACCACCGAAAAGAGCGTTTCCAACAATAAAACCATAGACAGGGTCGCCTTCGTCATAGAGATAGTAAAAACCTATTGCTTCAAGATGTTTCTTTACTTTGTCCTGCTCTTCAACATTCTTAATTCGCACTTTGAAATATAAATCATGAATGCGAGATATATCTTCTTTTGTTATTACTAACTGTTTCATATTTTTTTAATTATGAATTAGTGTAAACTCCTTCATCACAATTCTCAATACGTGACTGGCATTCACTTATTACTTCCTTTAAAATCTCCGCACATTCTTCATTTGAGTAACCTTGCAACAATTCATCAATATGCTGCATGATGTCATTTGTTTCCATACGCTTTTTTTACCATTTTATTAATTAACTTTATTGTCTTATCACTCAATTTGCCATTAGTCGTTGTAACGTGCTGGATGGACTTATGTAATTTGATTTCGTTCATTTCTTTTTAATTTTAAATCAATCTTCTTCAATAAAGACTTTAGTTGTATTTATCACGCCATCAGAGCCTATTTCCTTTCCATCTCGAATGAAAATATTATCATACATCAGAGCTTCATAATTTGATTGTGTAGTCCAAATTACACATGTACGTCCGTTTACTCGCAATTTACATTTCACAAGATCAGTCCCTTCAACTGGGCCAATTACATCTATTTTCAATGTCCTTTTATCCATCAGTTCTACCATAATTTTTGTATATTTTTCAACAAACTCATTATTTTTTTTGCTTTTAGAGGATTTCTTTTATTTCCACCCCCTAGAATAAGTGTTTTAGCCATAAATGGGGGAATTGAAAAAGTAGCAGGAGGAGGATTATCGAAATCATATAATGGTTTAGATACCCCAGAAACAATATTTGACACAACGGTTACAGGTTTACATATTCCTTCTCGTATGATATAAATTCTATCCTGACTATCCTGACATGGATTTAAAGTTCTACTATTCATGTTTTTTAATATTAAATTTATTGTCTTATCTTCTACTATCCCCTGTTACAGGTATGATGTTAAACATTTCCTTCCTTCTGTCACGAATAAAGTCTCCATATAACCGCTCTATCTCTGGTCCATCGGAATTAGTCGTGACGAAAGTCTTAAGCCCGGTAGTTTGCCAATAACTATACCTGATATGCAGTATATGCTGCATTACGTTTAACTCGGTCCCATAATATTTAGCAGGTAACGGCTCACGCCCCAACTCGTCGAAACACATTGGAACGGGTCCGGAAGATGACCAACCGGAATTGTCGAGATATCGACTAAGATCCCCTGTAAGCGAGTAGTCTGTTGTTACCTGACTACAGATACAAATTCTGAACCCCATCTGAAGACTTTTAAAGTATTGGCTGAAGACATGCATCAATGTGCTTTTACCAGTACCGACCGGGCCCTCCAGCCATAATCCCTTTCTTATGTCCAGCCGCCCCTTTTGGAGATGAAAGTATAGAAACAGATCGTTTACAAGATCCTTGTTTCGATCGTCTATCAGAAAGGCCCCTTTTGTAGCACGTTGGGCAACATACAAAAACCATTTTTTGTACGGGACTATATCGAGATCAAGGAAAGGCTTAATACTCACCGTATTGTTTCGGGACGGTGGATGTATTATTTTTCTTATTTCCTGCATTTCTTCTCAATTTTTCAAGTTTGATACTAAGCCAAGATGCGAAATGGCTTTCCGCATCCTCTGGCGATTTCATTCTTACATTCCGGCAGGCCAAGTCACGAAAGAACTCATCCAGGTAGGCATTGAAATCCGTTTGGTCAATATACTGCTGCATACGGACAACTTCAACCCATTCGAGATCATCAAGTACAAAAGCCTTACATTCATCCAGCGGCTTCTCGACTTTTTCCGGATGAAAACCAGGATGGTCGGGAGAGTGAGAAGCGTCTTCTGGAGCGCTTTTCTTATCTCTCTCGCTAGAGAGATATTCTTTACTTTTCTTTTCTTTACTTTGTTCATTATTGACATCATTTACTGGGTTATTGACGTCATTTACTGAGTTATTACCGGAAATAATCCAATATTCTTTTTTTATGGTTACGTCTTTCCTTTTCCTGGTACTTTCAATAAATCTGCTTTGAATACCACGAGATGTTAAGATATGCTCCTTCTCAAACATTTCTTTATCAAAAAAATCAACATCAACAGCTTTCTTGATCAACTCTTTTACTGCACCCTCGGACACCCCAACCGTATCAGCAATGTCAAAAGGCAATTCTTCGTCCCACAAAATGTAATACCCTTGATCCTCGTAGATATTACACAGCAGGCAAATAAGTATTGTAGGAGATCCCGGACCGCATCCTCTGATTATTTTACGGACTTTCCTGTCAGAAAAAAATGACACATCAAACGGAAAATAACTTAAACCCTGTTTTATTGGTCGAGCCATACCTATTACTTCATATCTGTAGCAATTGATTTAAATTATATACTATCATAAACCCTTTTCCCGCTTCAAACGTTTGATTTCCTCTTTGTAATGATCTATCATCACCTCATAATCAAACGATGTCATTTTAGAAAAAGAATGTTTCTGAGCCTCTAAAAGACTTATTACTCCAATCCCATACTTCCGAATTAATCCTCGCGTATAACCAATATTGTTCCCTTCGTCGAAACGATTACAGGACCTACACTGAGCATTACAATTTTTTTCGCTGTATCTTGTTCCCATATGGGACCGGTTCACGAAATGACCACAATCTACGTCTTTCCAGTGTTCTATTTTGCCACATGATATACATCGGCAATAACCATTTTGGTCAGAATCCCTTAATCGGATATACACCGAAAATATTTCATCCAGCTTTCTTTTCAAAGCCGGAACGGACAGTCTTTTAGATTTACAATCGACTTTCATTCCCTCCTCCTTTCAAATAATAATATAATCCATATTATCATTGCAAATGCCGATAAAATGCCTATACCATATAAAAATATTGTCCATCTACCCATTTCCATACACTTATAAATTAGCCGGTAGTCTAATTCTTTTTTATTTATACTTCCAACTCTTCAATTAGTAATTGCCCGCATCCCATAAACCAGACTTGTGCAGCCGGAGATCGTTGCAATAAGGCCATTTCAATAGCCGCCTCTTTATATTTGCTTTTATCATATCCTGCTTTCTGACGGATAAATGATTGCGTCCTGGTAATAAGGTCTGCATCTCCAGTCTTTGGATCACGAGTAATAATGTTTTTCGATTCAATCATCCTGTCTTCTATAGATTTATCATCATCTACTATAGCCTTCTCAATCTCCATTTTACTTAAATCGTCTGTCCGCTTCCCTACTTCTGCGTTAAAAGGGAATACATCCATGATCATGGTTTCTGTAACCGAAGCGATTGTGTAATTGGCCATGGTGTCTTTCATGCCTTCTTCCAGTACGGCGATGGCTTCTTTCAGTGTGCAAGCCTGTGCAAGCATCTGTGCAGCCGTTTTCTTTTCAGCGACGCTTTTTTCATCGAGTGTGATGAAATATACTTTAATTTTGTAGAAACGGTCGCCGTTTTCGTTGAAGAACAATTCTGAAAGACGGGCACGTTTGATGTCAGTAACAGTAAATTCGCCGGATATGAACGGGCGTATTTCTTCGATGATACGGGCTTCCGCTTCTGTGAAAGAGAGGGCGTCGACCAGATAAGGTTCTGTTACTTTCTTTTGCATTCCGTTCTCCAGTACTTTTTCAAAGGAGACTTTACATTCAAACCAACTGTGCATATTGTTTTCTTTTAATCGTTAACATCTACCGGATGGAGTTCTTTAGCATTCCACTCCGGTTGTTTCATTGCTATTAATCCACGATTCCCGATTTCTGCATAAGCATCATAACCAGGATATTTCCCCGATTCCAAGCAGTCAGATACTGTATGGAGAGCCTGATGATATTTGTATTTACCAATCTCAATATCTTCACCATCCCAAACTAAAGCAGCAACTCCAAAAGGCGGAAGAGTTTGGACCATAATGGTGATTACACAATTAAAATCTCTACCTGTAACTGCACTTGCCACTTCGCAATACATTCCTTCAGTTAATTCGTAATTAAGTTTTGCCGACTGATAAAAGAAATGACTTATGCTTTCAGCGCGGGTACTCTTTACAGAGATAATTGTATCGGCACCTATGTTCTCTCTAAACTGTATTGCATCCGGACGAATACGTTGTGCAATGTTGTACATTGGATCTTCGTAGTAAATGGAAGTTTCTCGTTTACTATGCTTAAGTAGGTCCAAAAACAAACCGTCTCCATACCGTTTATAATTAATATAAACAATATCTATAATCATCTTGTCCGTCTCGCTTACTGCCGCAAATCCCGATGCTACCTTAAGTGCCGCATAGTACTGTCTCAAACCATCCATCTTGTCAAGATCAAAACCGGCCCTTACGATAGTATCCTTAATCTCTACATGAGTCGGAACACCATCCTCTTCAGCTTCGTATAGCTTGTCTTCCCAAAATGATATCAACGATTTTACTCCGTCTTTCGCGTTTAATTTATATCCAGGCTCAATGACTGCCCTATTGAATTTTCTTGGTTCCAGAATAGCCTGGTGGATAAATTCACCTAATTCAAAATAAGCCTTCTTCTTTTCGTATAGTTCAAGTTTCTCCTTCCAGCCACTCTCTAACTCATAATACAAATGCAGGGGAGATTTTATTGCCTCTTTTAAAGCTCCACTATTGATGTAATCTTTTGAGGCCAGGTATTTGGACATATCCTCTTTGATAACCATCCCATTCCTACGGAGAGAGTCCGAATAAATATGGTAGGTTTTTTCCCTGGTATTGATAAAAGATGATATCTGATCCGGTGTTGCATATTCATTCAATGGCCGAGTGTAATCTATGCTTTTCATTACATCTCCCACACTAGACAGGGAAGATAGGGATTGGAAATCCAATCCCTCCGACAAATAACTTAAGTCCTCCATTATCCCAAAATTGACACATCAAACATCATCGTACTACCTTCTACCGTCTTATTGGGTTTCTTGCCTTTATAGGTGATCATGAGAGGGGTCTGTTCGGGCAATGGCTTTATAGCATCAACTAATACCTTTTGACCCGAAAGAAAAACCTCTGATGGAGTCACAAATACACCACACGTCACCGCTTCTCCCTGGTCATTAGGAACATCTTTAGTTCCCATATAATAACAACGAACCGGCTTGTCTTTTAATGCGGCCCAATCATCTGCCGATCTGTATTTGGTCGTAAGAGTAAATTTAGTGTTCATCGACTCTAACCTACCGATTTGCTCGGTATTCGGGATAAACAATGTTACTTGTTGACCCGCAATTTGATTTAATGCGCTTGTTTCCATCATATATCTATTTAATTATATCATTATCTACCAAATACCTCTTTGAATTTTTTATCTAATGCTTTGAGTATCCTTACCCTAATTGCTGGATCACAACTAAGATTATCAATTGAATAAATCCTTGTTAGGAGTTGCTCTCTTGATCCACAGAAGCATCCACATGTGTAAAAAGGTGCTATTTGGAGATTATTGTGTTTATACCACATATGGTTAGTACCTTTTACTGCTACATAGTTGTCCGTAACTATAAAATCATAAGTTGTTTCTTTGTGATTTGATGTGTTGGGGTTGCCGGCTGCGCTACGACGGACACCCCAGTTGCTATCCTTAGCCAGCTCAGTCAATACGTCTGCCGGTGTGTTGGGGTTGCCGGCTGCGCTACGACGGACACCCCAGTTGCTATCCTTAGCTAGCTCGGTCAATACGTCTGCCGGTGTG